AGGATTTATTGATGAGCACGGAGTTCCAGTTTTCACTACTCCTGATGTCGATAGGTTCGACCCAAGCGGTGAATTAATAGATGTAGGCGTAATAGATAATTGGCAGAATGAAGTTGATGGCTTGAAGGATGATTCAGATGGATTAAACGAATTCTACCGTCAATTCCCAAGAACCACAGAGCACGCGTTTAGAGATGAGACCAAAGGAAGTATATTTAACTTAGTCAAACTATACGAGCAAATAGATTACAATGAGGAGATGACAAATACCCTAGGCATTACTCAAGGTAATTTCCAATGGGTTAACGGGATTAAAGATTCTCAAGTGATATTTTATCCAGATAGAAAAGGTAGGTTCAAAGTAAGCTGGGTTCCACCTTCTAATATACAAAACAACGTCGTACTTAAAAACGGCGTAAAACACCCAGGTAACGAACATATGGGTTCATTTGGTTGTGACTCATACGATATATCAGGAACAGTGGATGGAGTGGGATCGAAAGGAGCTTTACATGGCCTAACTAAATTCTCAATGGAAGATGCTCCAGCAAACAGCTTTTTCTTAGAATACTTATCGAGACCTCCAACGGCTGAGATGTTCTTTGAGGATGTTCTAATGGCTCTAGTGTTTTACGGGATGCCAATATTAGCAGAGAACAATAAACCGCGTCTCTTGTACTATTTAAGGCGAAGAGGTTATAGAGGTTTTAGTATGAATAGACCGGACAAGATATGGAACAAATTATCTGTAGCAGAAAAAGAAGTTGGTGGAATACCAAATTCAAGTGAAGATATAAAACAAGCGCATGCCGCTGCGATTGAGATGTACATTCAAGATCATGTAGGTATAAAGCAAGATGGATCGCACGGAGATTGTTATTTTAACGAGTTGTTAAATGACTGGTGTAAGTTTGATATAAACAAAAGAACAAAGCACGATGCGTCTATAAGTTCTGGTTTAGCTATTATGGCTAACAATAGACATCTATATAGACCAAATGCTGAGGTTAAAAAACCTCAACTAAATATAAACGTTTCCAGGTATACAAACACTGGAAATAATTCACAAATAATCAAGTAATAAATATGGCAGAGTCTGGCATTAAAAGTTATTTCCCAAGTCAAACCGTTAGCGATGCTGAGAAGCTAAGCCACGAGTATGGCTTGAAAGTTGGTAAAGCTATAGAGCAAGAGTGGTTTAACAGCGACAGAGGTTCTAATAAGTATAAATCTAATCACAATGATTTTCATAATCTAAGGTTGTACGCTCGAGGCGAACAGTCTGTTCAAAAATATAAGGATGAGTTGTCGATTAACGGTGATTTGTCCTATCTTAATTTAGATTGGAAACCAATTCCTATTATTTCCAAGTTTGTGGACATTGTTGTTAATGGTATCGCTGAAAGAACATATGATATTAAAGCTTTTTCACAATCACCTAATGGTGTTGAAAAAAGAACTACTTATATGGACGCTATTTTAGCCGACATGCAGATGAAGGAGTTTAATCAAGAGGCAATGCAAACCTTCAACATAGACACTAGACAGAGTCAAATGAAAGAGCTGCCTGAGACAGAAGAGGAGTTAGGTATACACATGCAGTTAACTTACAAGCAAAGCGTTGAGCTTGCTGAAGAACAAGCTTTAAACGTATTATTTAGAGGTAGTAATTATGAGCTTATAAAAAAGAGATTTTACCATGATTTAACGGTGTTAGGTATTGGTGCTGTTAAAACATCGTTTAACACTTCGGAAGGAGCTGTTGTAGATTATGTAGATCCAGCAAGCTTAGTTTACTCTTACACTGATTCTCCTTATTTTGAAGATATATATTATGTTGGCGAGGTAAAGACTATACCTGTAAATGAACTAGCAAAGCAATTCCCTCATTTAGATGGAGAAGACCTAGAGGATATAATGAAAAACAAATCCACTAATAGATCTAACTACAACTCAAGGCATAATTACGACAAAGAAGACAATAATACGATTCAAGTTTTATACTTTAATTACAAAACCTATATGAACGAGGTTTACAAAGTTAAAGAAACAGCTACAGGTGGTAATAAAATTATACCTAGAGACGATCAATATAATCCACCTGAAGATAAAGAAGGTGGTTACGGCAGGATGCTAAGATCTATAGAGTGCCTTTACGAAGGTGCTATGATACTTGGTACCAGTAAAATGCTCAAGTGGGAGATGGCTAAGAACATGATGAGACCTAAAAGCGATTACACTAAAGTTAAAATGAATTATTCTATAGTCGCTCCAAGGATGTACGATGGTAGAATTGACTCTTTAGTAAAACGAATAACTTCGTTTGCTGATATGATTCAGCTAACACACTTGAAACTTCAACAAGTGTTATCTAGGATGGTTCCAGACGGAGTGTATTTAGATGCTGATGGTTTAGCGGAAATTGATTTAGGAAACGGTACGAGCTATAACCCACAAGAAGCCCTAAATATGTTCTTTCAAACGGGTTCTGTTATAGGAAGAAGCTTTACCTCTGAAGGCGATATGAATCCCGGTAAAGTCCCTATACAAGAAATTACAAGTGGTAGTGGTGGTGGGAAAATGCAAGCTCTTATAGGTAACTACAATTATTACATGCAGATGATAAGAGATGTAACTGGCCTTAATGAAGCTAGAGACGGTAGTACGCCTGACAAGAACGCACTAGTTGGCGTCCAAAAGCTAGCGGCAGCAAACTCAAACACAGCAACAAGACATATACTACAAGCTGGTTTATTTTTAACGGCCGATACAGCGGAGTGTTTATCTCTAAGGATATCTGATATAATAGAGTATTCTCCAACTAAAGACGCTTTCATGCAAGCTATTGGAGCGCATAACATTGCGACGCTCGAGGAGATGTCTGAGTTACATCTTTATGATTTTGGTATATTTATTGAGTTGCAGCCAGACGAAGAAGAAAAAGCCGTTTTAGAAAACAACATCCAGATGGCGTTACAACAAAAAAGTATTGAGTTGGAAGATGCAATTGACCTTAGAGAGATAAGAAACATAAAGCTAGCCAATTCACTGCTTAAGATACGTAGGAAAAAGAAAGAGCAAAAAGACAGGCAGTTACAAATGGAAAACATACAAGCTCAGTCAGATTCTAACACCAAAGCGGCTCAAGCTGCTGCTCAAATGGAGATGCAAAAAAACCAAGCTCTAAACGCTGGTACAGCTGAGATAGAGCGACTAAAATCTCAATTAGACACTCAAAAAATGCAACAAGAAGCTGCTTTAAAAAAGGAATTAATGGGTCTTGAGTTCCAGTACAACATGCAACTCAAAAATGCTGAGGTTAGTGGTGCTCAGGGTAGAGAAAAAGAAAAAGAAGATCGTAAGGATGAAAGAACAAAAATACAAGCTACGCAGCAATCAGAAATGATTGAGCAAAGAAATGGTGGTAAACCACCTAAAAACTTTGAGTCCGCAGGTAATGATATACTAGGTAGCGGATTTGATTTAGGTAGTTTCGACCCTAGCTAGAATTATTAATTATTATTATATTATATTATGGAAGAAGAAAATGAAAAAGTAACCGAACAAGTTACACAAGAAGTAAATCAAGCAGATCCAGGTGACGAAAACGTGGTAAAAGTTGATGAAAGTAAATTTGAATCTGCTGGAGACGACAGCATAATGAAAGTAGATTTAAGTAAACCACCAGAACCAAAACAAGAAAAAATTGTAGCGGAAGAAAAAACTGAAAAAACTGTAGAAGAAGTTACTAAAGAAACAGAAACACAACCAGAAGTTGAAACACAAGAAACTCCAGTATTAGAAGAAATTACTGAAGAAGAAGTTACTGAGGTTGAAGAGCAAGTTGAAGAAGCAGTTGAAATAGCTCAAGCTACTGGAAATCCTTTACCAGAGAACATACAGAAGCTAGTAGACTTTATAGATGAAACTGGTGGAGATATAAATGATTACGTTAAGCTTAATCAAGATTATAGTGGCATGGATAACGATGATCTACTGTACGAGTATTATAAGCAAACAAAACCTCATTTAAATAACGAAGAAATTAACTTCCTAATGGAAGATACATTCTCTTTTGACGAAGATACAGACGACGATAGAGAAATACGTAGAAAGAAATTAGCGCTTAAAGAGCAAGTTGCCAGCGCTAAAAGC